CCCCCCTATCTAATCGCGGCCCTCTTAAAAAAATCTCCGGGGGTGATATTTCTATAGACTTTCCTTAGAGCTTCTTGTTCTTTGAGAAAAAATAAAAACTGGTTGGTGATCCAGCACTCCTTTCAAAAGTCCTAAAAGTATATTTAAAGTCCAAGAAGCTCTAAGGAAAGTCTATAGAAAATTATTTTAATGGAGGTAAAACATGAGCCATAACAAGTATAACATTATCATTCTACTATCTCTTAATTTACTCGGTATTATATTTTTGGCCAGACAAGCTTATTATGCTGAGGATGTTGTAGAAAGAAAATTTATATATGTTTACATTCACCAAGAGAAAACAGAAAAAGGTATAGAAACTGAAGCTAATACAAAACCTAAAAACCAAACACCATCTATGGATGCTGGTGAGGAATTTATAATTACTGCGTATGATAATACAATAGAATCACAAGGTAAGTGGGTTGATCAAACAGCAACAGGATTTAATTTAAAAGGACACTCCTTAGAATCTGCTAAATGTATAGCTGTAGACCCAACTATTATACCATTAGGTAGTAAGGTACAATTGATATTTGATGACGAATACAAACATCTAAATGATGTATATATAGCACGAGACACAGGTGGAGCAATCAAAGGAAAACGTATTGATTTATTTATGGGCGATGGAGTGGACAAAAAAATAGTCAATAATTTTGGTAAAAGAAAAGTGAAGGTGATAATTCTTGAAAAAAAATCTATTTAATAAAAAGGATTTTATAAAGATTAAAAATTATAATTTTTCACAAATGAATAACTTCTGCGCAAATATTTATCATTCAGGATTTGAAGATGGCGTTGACGCAGGAACTAAAGCCGACCTTAAAATTTTACTATATAAAATATTACAAGAAACAAAGGGCATAGGACCAGTATTAAGAGATAGAATTATGGAAACATATAAACAATTAAAATAAAGGGGTGATAATGATGGTACGTCCGAAGAAGGCTAAGACAACACAGAAGAGGCGACCCCCTGCGACAACACCTGAAGCTAGGGAAAAACAATTAATAGATCTTGCAGTTAGCTTAGCTGAAAAACAAATTTTGGATGGTACCGCCTCTTCACAGATTATTACACATTTCTTAAAATTAGGCTCTATAAGAGAGAAGATGGAAAGGGAGAAATTAGCAGAAGAGAACAAATTACTCAAAGCAAAAACCGAAGCTATGCAATCTGCAAAACGTATCGAAGAGCTTTATGAAAACGCATTAAATGCTATGCGTTTATACAGTGGACAAGGGCGTGAGGAAGAAGAGTATGATTAGAACTTACAGTGAACTTATAAAATTAAAAACATTTGAAGAGCGTTATGAATATTTAAGACTTGGCGGGTCTGTTGGGAGAAGTACTTTTGGATTTGATAGATATTTAAATCAAATGCTGTATACATCTAGTCGTTGGCGTTCACTCAGAGACCATATAATAATTAGGGATAATGCTTGTGATTTAGGAATTAAAGATAGGGAAATATTATCTAAGATAATAATACATCATATGAATCCTATAACGCCTGATGACATTCGTTATGCCAGGGATCATGTATTTGACCCTGAGTTTCTAATAAGCACATCTAACAACACGCACAACGCAATACATTTTGGCGACGATTCATTATTGTATAGACTACCACCAGAGAGAAGACCTGGTGATACATCCTTATGGTAAAAATTCAAAATGGGAGGTAATTATGGAAAGTATTCTCGATACGATTAAAAAAATGTTAGGAATAGAATCTGATTATACACATTTCGATATTGACATTATAACGAATATCAACACTATATTTTTGAACCTCCAACAAATAGGTGTCGGCCCTAAGAGTGGTTTCTCCATAACGGATAACACAACCNAATGGAANGATTATATTTCGGGGGAAAATTTAGAGGCAGTNAAAACATATATNTATTTAAAAGTTCGATTACTGTTTGACCCACCAACAAATGCCTTTTTAGTAGACGCGATGGAAAGGCAAATTAGGGAAATTGAGTGGCGTCTAAATGTGCAAGTTGAAGGGGGGATTTAATTGGCTGATAAAACCAAAACGATAAAAAGCGCAAGTGACAGGGAGCTTGATGAGTTGATAAGACGCTTAAGAAAAGAGCGGGATTTACAAGAACTCATACGTTCACTAAAATATAATAGTATAAAGAGAGACAAGTTTAATACGGATCCAAATGAACTACAAGTAAGCACAGAAGAACCAATAGAGTCACTATATCACAAAGAAGATGAGAAAAACACAAGTTTACAGCACTATGGTGTCTTAGGGATGAAGTGGGGTATAAGGCGATACCAACCCTATCCTAAGGGCCAAGGTCATAAAGGTAAATTCTTAGATAAGAAAAAGAAGCGTACACAAAAAAAAGAAAAAACAAATCCCACAAAAGGTATGAGTGATGATGAATTACGCAGAAGAATCAATAGACTACAAATGGAGAAACAATATAAGCAATTAACAGCTAAGGAGAAGAATAAGGGTATGAAAATTGCAAGTTCTATTTTATCTAAAGTTGGGAATAAGGTTGTGGATAGAGTTATAGATAGAACAATTGTCGATCCTATTGACAACTTTATTAAAGGTAAGATATAGATATGGCTTTATGCAATAAATCCGTTCCAAAATATTATGGAGAATTTAGAGAAGCCGTTTTGAATGGAGACATTCCTGTATGTAAAGAAATTTCTATGGAGATGAATCGAATAGACGCACTCATAGAAAACCCTGGGGTCTATTACGATATTGACGCTGTTGAAGGTTTTATAGACTACTGTGAAAATGAGTTAACACTAACCGACGGTTCTGATTTATATTTATTGGATACTTTTAAATTATGGGCAGAACAAATCTTCGGATGGTACTACTTCGTCGAGAGAAGTGTATACGAGCCTTATCCAGATAACCGTGGTGGTCGATATGTCAAAAAACTTCTTAAAAAGCGACTAACAAAGAAGCAATATTTGATAGTGGCCAGGGGGGCGGCTAAGTCGATGTATGGTTCATGTATTCACAATTACTTCTTGAATGTTGATACGTCTACAACTCATCAAATAACAACTGCACCCACCATGAGACAGGCCGATGAGATTATGTCTCCTATCAACACCGCAATAACAAGAGCTCGTGGGCCATTATTTAAATTCTTAACTGAGGGATCTTTACAGAATACAACAGGCTCAAGAGCTAATAGAGTGAAACTAGCATCAACTAAAAAAGGTATTCAAAATTTCCTTACTGGTTCATTGTTAGAAGTTAGGCCGATGTCCATAGATAAACTTCAAGGTCTCAGACCTAAGGTATCCACAATAGACGAATGGTTATCCGGTGACATAAGAGAGGATGTAGTTGGGGCAATTGAGCAAGGAGCATCCAAGATGGATGATTACTTAATCATAGCTATGAGCTCAGAAGGGACAGTACGTAATAGTATTGGCGATACAATCAAAATGGAATTACTTGACATCTTAAAAGGTGACTACATTAATCCTCATGTTTCTATCTGGTATTATAAATTAGATGATGTTGAGGAAGTGGCAGATCCTGCAATGTGGTTGAAGGCTAATCCTAACTTAGGAAAAACCGTCAGCTATGAAACCTATCATTTAGACGTCGAAAGAGCCGAGAAAGCACCGGCCGCACGTAACGATATTCTAGCAAAGAGATTCGGGATACCTATGGAAGGATACACATACTTCTTTACCTATGAGGAAACGCTACCACATAGACCAAGGACGTTCTGGTCACTACCATGTTCGTTAGGAGCAGACTTATCGAGAGGTGATGACTTCTGTGCGTTCACATTCTTATTTCCGCTTAAAGATGGTTCATTTGGCGTTAAGACAAGATGTTATATTACATCTCTAACTCTTAAGAAATTACCCGGAGCTATGAGGCTTAAGTATAACGAGTTTATGGATGAGGGAAGCCTTATAGTCATGGAAGGAACGCTTTTAGACATGATGGAAGTTTATGAAGATCTTGACCACCATATAATAAACCAAGGTTATGATGTTAGATGTTTTGGGTTTGACCCATACAATGCAAAAGAGTTTGTTGAACGATGGGAAATGGAAAATGGTCCGTTTGGTATTGAGAAAGTAATACAAGGAGCGAGAACAGAATCCGTACCATTGGGGGAATTAAAAACATTAGCTGAAGAAAGAATGTTATTATTTGATGAAGAACTTATGGTGTTCTGTATGGGTAATGCTGTAACATTAGTTGACACCAATGGAAATAGGAAATTGTTTAAAGTTCGTGCAGATCAGAAGATCGACAGTGTTGCTGCTCTGATGGATGCCTATGTCGCATATAAAGCGAATAAAGATGCATTTGAATAAAAGGAGGTGTTTTGATGGTAAATAATTTTATTGGTAGATTACAACATGCTTGGAACGCTTTTAAGAACCGTGATCCGACAGGGCATCAATATGAGTACGGTCTAAGTTATGGTAGTAGACCAGATAGAATGCGAATGCGTTTTGGTAACGAGAGGTCTATCGTATCATCTATATATACAAGGATAGGTATTGATGTGGCAGCCGTATCCATACAACACATACGACTAGATGAAAATGGCAGATATGCCGAAACTATAAATTCTAACTTAAATGAATGTCTTACGGTACAAGCCAATATAGATCAATCAGGTAGGGCGCTCATTCAGGATATTGCGATGTCAATGTTTGATGAGGGAGTTGTTGCAGTTGTACCAGTTGACACTACGCTTGACCCAAACGAATCCGGTTCTTTTGATATACTGTCATTAAGGGTTGGTAAAATTCTTGAGTGGTATCCGAGGCATGTTAGGGTTCAATTATATAATGATAGGGTAGGACGTCGTGAGGAAGTTATATTAGAGAAGAAATTCGTGGCTATTATTGAAAACCCACTTTATGCAGTAATGAATGAACCAAACTCTACTCTTAAACGATTAGTTCATAAACTAAATCTTCTTGATAGTATAGATGAACAGAGTGGTTCTGGTAAATTAGATTTAATTATTCAATTACCATACGTAATAAAAACTCCTGCTCGTAGAGAGCAAGCAGAACAAAGACGTAAAGATATAGAGATGCAGTTAGCAGGTTCTAAATATGGAATAGCTTATACCGATGGTAGTGAAAAGGTAACACAGTTAAACCGACCAGCTGAAAACAATTTAATGACGCAAATCGAATATCTAACGAGCATGCTATACAGCCAGTTAGGTATTACGGAGAACGTATTTAATGGTACAGCTGAGGAAGCTGAAATGCTGAATTACTACAATCGCACAATTGAACCTATTTTGGCTGCAATCACTGATGCTATGAATAGAACATTTCTTACTAAGACTGCAAGAACACAAGGACAAAAGATTATATATTTAAGAGAACCATTCAAACTCGTACCAGTTAATAACTTAGCTGAGATAGCTGATAAGTTTACAAGAAACGAAATCCTAACATCCAATGAGATAAGAGCGCTGATAGGATTCAAACCAGTGGATGACCCTAAAGCTGATGAATTAAGAAATCCAAATATTAGTAGGGCCAAAGAGGAAAACTCTGATATCCAGGTTAATCAAGAACAAGAAAAATCTATGAAAGGAGAGAATAATTAATGAAATTCGACTTTAGTGGTTACGCTACAAAGAATAATTTGAAATGTGCTGATGGTAGAACTATAAAACCTAATGCGTTTAAAGATAACGATGGCCAAACTGTGCCATTGGTTTGGCAGCATGTACACAATACACCAGATAATGTGTTAGGACATGCTCTATTGGAGAATAGGGATGATGGAGTTTATGCTTATTGTAAATTCAATGACACCCAAGCTGGTAAGAATGCCAAACTCTTAGTACAACATGGTGATATAACTGCATTATCTATCTTCGCCAACAATCTAGTGCAAAAAGGAGCAAATGTAATCCATGGGGTTATAAGAGAAGTAAGTTTAGTTCTAAGCGGTGCTAATCCTGGGGCATTAATCGATAATTTGAGTATTGCTCATAGTGATGGTTCATATACTGATTCCGAGGAAGAAGCTATAATCTATACAGGTTTAGAAATAACAACTGACGAAATTGAACATGCTGATAAGAATCAAAATGAGAGTAAAACAGTTCAGGAAGTTTTCGACTCATTAACAGAGGAGCAAAAGAATGTAGTCTATGCCATGCTGGCTGAAGTAATAGAAGACGACATAGAGCACTCTGATGAGGACGAAGATGATATTTTAGAACATTCCAATAATGAAGGGGGCAATAATATGAAGAGAAACGTTTTTGATCAAGATTTAGATACAGAACAACAGGAGACATTAAGCCATGACCAAATTAAAGCTATAGTAGATGATGCTGTAAGATATGGTTCATTTAGAGATAGTTTCTTAGCACACGCACAAGAGTACGGAATAGAGAACATAGACTTCTTATTCCCAGATGCTAAGTTAGTAACGAATCCACCTGAGTGGGTTAAGAGAGATACTACATGGGTGGCAGGAGTTCTTGGTGCAGTTAAGAAGNCACCTTTCTCTAGAATAAAAACAATGCATGCTGACATAACTGAAGATGAAGCAAGAGCTAAAGGTTACATTAAGGGTAATGAGAAATTTGAGGAAGTATTTCCTGTATTCAAGAGAACAACATCTCCAACT